AAGTTTTAAAAAGTACAATTAAAGAAGGTAAACGAGTTAAAAATGCTACTGTTAGAATGTTAGCATCAAAACAATTATTACAAGAATTAGCATTTGACTTACAAAAAGCATCTGCAAAATATTTAGATGAGTTTGGAGAGAACACTGATAAATGGACTAAAGAAGCAAAAGAAGAAGTAGCTGTAAGAAGTAAAGTGATTGCTGAAACAGTATACTCTCTTAAAGAACAAATTAGAGGTGCAGCAAGAGTTACTCAAGCAGGTAGAATTAAAGTATCAAGATCAGGTGGTAAAATATTAGAAGTTGAAAAAATTGCAAATCTTATCAGAGATTACAATGCTAATCCTGCTGTTTTAGCTAAAAAAATAAAAGGTATGAAAACTGAAGATGTTATTAATGAAGTGTCAAAATCAAAATCTCAAAAATATATAGAAGTATTTAATTCGTTATATATCAATTCATTATTATCAGGAACATATACTCATGCTGTAAACTTCTTATCTAACTCGTATGAATTACTTTTAAAACCTTTAGAACAAATAACAGGTGGTGCATTAAGAGCTGATTTAAGAACAATGAGAGCAGGATTTTCTCAATATCAAGGTATGATGTTTACTTTTGGTGATAGTATTAAAGCAGTAGGTAAAGCATTAAAACAAGGTGATGCTGTTTTAGATCCATTACAAAGAACTCAAGATAATTTACAAATTGTTAATGGTAAAGCAGTTAGACCTATCAGTGGTTCTAACTTAGGATTTAATGGTAAAGTTGGTACAGCGATTGATTGGATAGGAAGAATATCTGAACTACCAACAAGATTACTTTTAACTTCTGATGAACTTTTTAAACAATTTAATTATCGTGGTAGACTTTATGCTTCTGCAATAGAAAATACTTTAGAACTAGGATTAGATGTAGGATCAAAAGAAGGTAGAGCTAACATAGATAAAATATTTAAAAATGGTTTTGATAAAAATGGCATGGCAAATGTAAAAGACAATGCTATCGCTGCAGAAGCTTTACAACAATCAAGAGTGGCTACATTTACCAATTCATTAGAAGATGGAAGATACTTTAATGTTGGTGGTTCAATACAAAAATTTTTACAAAAAGCACCTTATCTAAGATTCCTTGCGCCATTTGTTAGAACACCTACAAATTTATGGAGACAATTTGAAACTCGTATTCCTGTTTATGGTGGTTTTACAAAACCTATGAGAGATTTATGGAGAACAGGAGATAGAAGAGCTAGAGCTGAAGTTTTAGGTAGACAATTATTTGGAACATCAGCAGCCTTATATGCTTATCATTTAACTCAATCTTCAGTTACAGATAAAGATGGCAATGTATATCCAAAGATTACAGGTAATGGTCCTAAAAATTTTAATGTTAAAAAAACATGGTTAAATAATGGATGGCAACCTTATTCTATTGCACAACAAAATCCTGACGGAACAATAACATATAAACAATATAATAGAATGGATCCAAGATTTTATATTTTTGGAATTGCTGCAGACATTAATGAAAATAATTTAAACATTAATGATGAAGGTAAAGAAAACATGATGACAGTTGCTGTCTTGTCAGCAATGAAATCAGCAGTTAATAAATCATATTTAAGAGGTATTTCTGATGCTTTTGAACTTGCTGAACGACCTACTCCTGATAATTTAGAAAAATATTTTGGAAAACAAATTGGTAATGCTATTCCTTATCAAGCTCTTATTGGTCAAGGTTTTCCTGGTATCACACCAGCAGATCAAGATATGTATGAATCAAGAAGTTTTGTAGATGAAATTATTAAAAAAGCACCTTTCATAGAAAAAACAGAATATCTTGAACCAAGAAGAGATATATTAACAGGTGTACCTATAGATAAAACACCAAATGCTATTTACTTCAATCCTGAAGGTGGGTTGTCTTTTTCAGCTTTAACTCAAGGACCATTTTTAGTAGGTAAAAAAGTAGATATAAAAGATGATCCCGTAACATTAGAGATTGCAAGATTAAAAGTAGGACTATCTGATCCTAGAAAGATTGTAGAAAAAAAAGTAGAATTATTAGAATATAAAATAGATGGTCAAACAGCTTATGATTATTGGATGGAACAAATTGGTAAAACTGAGATTAGAGGTATAAATTTAAAAGAACAATTAGCTAGAACATTTAATACTATTTCATATCAAAGACGACAAGAAGGTAATGAAGAGTTTGATGGTGGAAAAGAAAAGACTATTAAGAAGATATTTGAGGTTTATAAGAAAAAAGCGTATGGTGATATGCTGAAGAAATATAAAGAAGTTAATCAAGCGGTAAAAGAAGCTAGAAAAGAGAGATATGGTTTCTTAAAACCCATGAGACTAGGAGACGTAAAAGAACAGGCAAAAGAGTTATTGCCTAGACAATAAAATGAATATATAGAGAGTAAATATGACAATATCTTCGACTACAGTAAAAAATTCATATTCAGGTGACGGGTCTACTACCTCGTTCAACTACACATTTAAGATATTTGCAGACTCTGATTTGCAAGTCATCATAAGATCAGCTGCAGGAACTGAGACTGTAAAAACAATTACAACTCACTACACAGTTAGTGGAGCAGGAAACGCAAATGGTGGAAGTATAACTTTCACATCAGGCAATATTCCAACTGCAACAGAAACTGTTGTGTTGCGAAGAGCTGTCCCGCAAACTCAGGCGATTGACTATATCGCTAATGATCCATTCCCTGCGGAGTCACATGAAGAGGGTTTGGATCGTGCTACGATGACAACTCAACAAATCCAAGAAGAGTTAGATCGAGCCATTAAATTATCAAGAACAAACACAATGACATCTACAGAGTTTACTGTAGGTTCAACAGCTAGAGCTGGTAAAATACTTGCGTTTGATTCTTTAGGAGAGATTTCAGTTACCCAAGAATTAGGAACTTTTAAAGGCACAGATGCTACAACAACAACTGAAGCCTATGTTGTTAGAGATATTATTAAATCAACAACTGCAGCTCAATTAAACAATGTTTACATTTGTATAGCTGACAGTGTTGTAGGAGATTTATTAACAGACACAGATCATTTTGAATTATTAGTTGATGCCGTATCAGCAGCAACAAGTGCTACAAGTGCAGCTAGTTCAGCGTCAGCTGCCGCAACGAGTGCAACGAATGCTGCTACCTCTGCTAGTGCAGCAGCCACATCAGCAAGTAACGCATCTACTTCAGAAAGCAATGCTTCTACATCTGAAACTAATGCTGCTACAAGTGCTACTAACGCTGCAACTTCGGCAACATCCGCTTCAACGTCTGCTACGTCTGCAACAGCTAGTGCAACGACAGCCACGACTAAAGCGAGTGAGGCTAGTACATCAGCTACGAATGCTGCAACATCTGAAACGAATGCAGCGACATCAGCTACCAATGCTTCTACTTCAGAGACAAACGCAGCAACATCTGCAACGACAGCTACAACAAAAGCATCTGAAGCAAGTACGTCTGCAACTAATGCAGCAACGAGTGCCACTGCAGCTTCCACTGCTCAGACCGCTGCTGAAGCAGCTCAAACTGCAGCAGAATTAGCAGCAGATAATTTTGACGACACTTACCTAGGAGCAAAAGCTAGTGATCCAACATTAGATAATGATGGTGATGCTTTGACGGCAGGAGATTTATATTTTAATACAACAAGCAATGTACTTCGTGTATATACAGGATCTGCATGGCAGGATGCTGCTGTAGATACGACAGGATTTGCATCAAATGGATTTGCGATTGCAATGGCGATAGCATTATAATAAAAGGAGTAATATGGCACAAAACTTTAGAAGATACACAAGCAATGATGTAGGAGCATCAGCTGCAACATTATTCACAGCAAACAGTTTTGATACTGTTGTCGGAATATCTGTAGCGAATGTAACAGCATCAGCAGTGAACGCATCTGTTTATATTAATGATGGATCTAATGACATCTATCTTATTAAAGATGCACCTATTCCTGCTGGTTCAGCTTTACAAGTATTAGATGGTGGAGCTAAATTTGTAGTTCAATCAGGTGATGCTTTAAAAGTTGTTTCTGATACAGCATCTTCATTAGACGTTTGGGTATCAACAGTAGACGATATTAGTTCATAAGGAGTTTAAATGGGATATATAGGAAATTTTCCAGCATCAACTCAAACAGTTGATTTAAAATGGCAACCAATTAAAACAGCAGCTTTTACAGCAGTTGCTGGTGAAGGTTATTGGTGCAACACTTCAAGTGCAGCTTTTACTGTAACACTTCCAGCATCAGCTAATGTTGGTGATACTATTTCTTTTGTTGATTATTCAAGAAACTGGGGAACAAATAATTTAACTATAAGTCAAAATTCATTAAATTTTCAAGGCAACTCATCACCTAATCCTGTTTATGATGTTGATGGTCAAGCCGTTACTATAGTTTATTCAGGAGCAACTAATGGTTGGATTCCAACAGTTGATGATGATGTTTCACTTGAAACACCTCAAACTTACTCAGCAGACTTTTTAGTTATCGCTGGCGGAGGCGGAGGTGGAGCTGGTACATCAGGAGCTGGCGGAGGAGGAGGTGCTGGAGGATACAGAGCATCTTACAATTCTGAAACTTCAGGTGGCGGAGGTTCATCTGAAACTGCTTTAACTTTTAATGAAGGCACTGTTTACACAATTACAGTTGGTGCTGGCGGAGCTGGAGGAACTGCCGATGACACAGCAAACGGAGGCGGTGCAAACATTGCTGGCTCTAACAGTTCAATATCAGGATCAGATATTACAGACATTATTTCTACTGGAGGCGGTGGAGGTGGATCTTATTATGGTCTAGCCTCAGCAGGAGGATCAGGCGGTGGTGCTGGTGATCCTGATATTTCTACATCAGGAGCAGCTGGAACATCCAATCAAGGTTACGCTGGCGGAAATAGTGCGTCAAGCGGTAACGATAACTACCAACAAGGTGGCGGTGGCGGAGGCGCTGGTTCAGTTGGATTAAACGCATCAGGAACTGCTGGCGGTAATGGAGGCTCAGGAGTTGCTTCTACAATTACTGGATCATCAGTTTCAAGAGCTGGAGGCGGTGGAGGAGGCAGAGGATCTCTTGCATCAGGTGCTGTTGGAGTAGGTTATAATGGAGGTGGTGATGGATCAGCTACTGGAGCTGGAAATGCTGCAACTGCGAACACTGGTGGTGGTGGTGGTGGAAAAAGAGGCGGAGGTTCTTACGTGGGAGGAGCTGGCGGCTCAGGTATAGTTATTTTAAGAGTACCAACTGCTAAATATTCAGCAACTACAACTGGATCACCTACAGTTACAACAGATAGCACAGACACAATATTAACATTTACAGGAAGTGGGAGTTACACAGCATAATGGCACATTTTGCAAAATTAGGAATTGGAAATATAGTTGAGAGAGTTGAAGTCGTATCAAATGATATTGCTACAACTGAACAAGCTGGTGTAGATTTTTTAAATAATCTATATGGAACAAGAGATGTTTGGAAACAAACTTCTTATAATGCAAACTTTAGAAAAAATTATGCTGGTATAGGTTATACTTATAACCAAACAAGAGACGCATTTATTGCGCCTAAACCTTTCAATAGTTGGATATTAAATGATGAAACTTGCCAATGGCAATCTCCAACAGCAAAGCCTGATGATGGAAAGGATTACGTATGGAATGAATTACATAGAAAATGGGAGGTATTTGAATAATGGCTTATATTGGTAAAACTCCAACAATAGGAAACTTTCAAAAGTGTGATGCAATCACAGTAGTTAATGGTCAAGCGGCATACACATTACAAGTAGGCGGAACTAATGTCGTACCGCAATCAGTTAACCACATGTTGGTCAGCCTTAACGGAATACTTCAGGCACCCACCGATTCATTTTCTGTGTCAGGCTCTACTCTGACATTCTCTTCAAATTTGGCAACAGGTGATGTTATAGACTTTGTAATGATACTTGGTAATGTTCTTGATCTTGGAGTTCCATCAGACAATACAGTAACTGCGGCTAAATTAAATAATGATATTATTTCAGGTCAAACTGCTTTAGCTACAGCTCCAGCAGATACAGACGAGTTTTTAGTTAGTGATGCTGGTACATTAAAAAGAATAGATTACAGTTTAATTAAATCTACACCAACACATACTTTATTAGCTACAACAACAGCTTCTGATTCTGCTCAAGTTGATTTTACCTCTAATATTGATAGTACCTATCGTATTTATATGGTTGATATAGTAGATGTTAGACCAGCAACAAGCGATACAGTTTTATATTTAAGATTTTTACAAGGTGGATCAGTTGATACTGGTTCAGTTTACGATTGGGTTCAAAGCAGAACTTGCACAGATTCAAGTTTAAACACCAAAACAGGAGCAACAAATGATGGTCAAATACAGCTTACTTTTGCAAACAACAATTCCAGTAATGCTAGTCTAAATGGTAGAATTTTTATTTATGACCCATCAAATACAGCAATAGACACTTATGCTAGAAGCATATTAACTTATCACATTGACGGAGATAAAGTTTTGATGGCTGATGGTGCAGGTAGAATAGAGGAAACTGCCGCAGTCGATGGTTTTAGATTTGTATTTTCTTCAGGAAATATAACTGATGGAGTATTTAAACTTTACGGAATAACATAGGAATTAATCAATGGCTCTTAACTTTGCTAACAACAATTCCTTATCAGCTTCGTTAAACAAGTTTAACAAAGAAGAGGAGATTCTGTAATGGCATTAAATTTTGCAAATAATAATTCATTGTCAGCAATAACAACAATACCAGCTAGTATTAGTGGTGGTGGATTAAATTTAATATCTACTCAAACAGCTAGTAGCAGTTCCTCATTATCTTTTACAACAGGCATAGACAGTACGTATAAAGAGTATATATTTAAATTTATTAATATTCACCCAGCTACAGATAATGCTAATTTTACTTTTAATTTTAGTACAGATAGTGGTTCTAATTATAACGTAACAAAAACTTCATCAACTTTTGTTGCTTATCATACTGAATCAGGAAGTTCATCTGCTTTAACTTACGAATTTTCTAATGACTTAGCACAAAGCACAAGTTATCAACTTTTATTAGGTAATAATGGTATTGGAAATAATAACGATCAAAGCGCAAGTGGTACTTTACATTTATTTGACCCAAGTAATACAACTTTTGTAAAACATTTTATAGCTGTTAGTAATTATTATGAGTTTAGTGATATGAATAGAAATGACTATGTTGCTGGTTACGGAAACACAACAAGTGCTGTAGATGCAGTAGATTTTAAAATGTCGTCAGGAAATATAGATAGTGGAGTTATAAAATTATATGGCGTTAGTTAAATACAATAATAATTCTATATCTGCTGTTACTGCTTTAGATAGCATAGCAAGTGGTTCATTAGTTTTACTTGCCACAAACAATATTACATCAGGAGTAGCTTCATCTTCTTTTACTTCTAATATTGATAGCACTTATAATACTTATATTTTTAAATTAATAAACATTCATGTAGCTAATGATGGCTCTGAATTTAGAATGAACTTTAGAGATGGTGGTTCAAATTTTGATGCAACAAAAACTAGCACTTGTTTTCAAGCTAGTCATAATGAAGCTGGTAGTAGCACCTCTTTTGGGTATGAAACAGGATTTGATTTAGCAAATGGAACAGCAGATCAGACCATTGTAAGAAACATTGGTAATGCAAGTGACGAAAGTTTATCAGGAACAATTTTTCTATTTTCACCATCATCAACAACTTTTGTAAAACATTTTATTTCAGAGACACAAACTGTTATATCCTCTAACCAAACTGATAGATGTTTTGTTGCTGGATATTGTAATGTAACTTCTGCTATTGATGGTATTACCTTTAAACCTGATAGTGGTAATATAGATAGTGGTATCATTAAAATGTATGGATTAAGAGAGAGTTAAGATGGCTATTATAAAATTAAATAACAGAGCAGTAAAAGACGCAACTGCTTTTGGTAGCATAACAGGACTTGGTAATTTAGTTTTCATATCTAAGCAAACTGCTAGTTCATCTTCTAGTGTTAGCTTCACATCAGGTATTAATAGCACCTACAAAGAATACATATTTATTTTAAATAATATTCACCCAGCTACAGATAATGCAGAATTTGGATTTAATTTAAGTATAGATGGTGGTTCAAATTATAATGTAGCAAAAACGTCTGCTCCATTTAAGGCACTTCATTCAGAAAATAATTCAGAGGCAACATTGGCATATGAGGGTGGTATTCAATTAGCACAAGGAACAGGGACACAATATGTTCAAGAAAATCTTGGTAATGATAATGACCAATCTTTATCAGGATATTTACATTTATTTGATCCTAGTAGCACAACTTTTGTAAAACATTTTTTATATGTTGGAAATGGAGCAAAGGGTAATGACCAATCAATTAATTTTTTTGTAGGTGGTTATGGGAATACAACATCAGCAGTGAACGCTATTGAGTTTAAAGCAGACAGTGGAAATATAGATTCAGGTACAATAGATATGTATGGAGTTCTATAAAAAATTATGATAATAACACAAACACAAGGAGAACAATATGCCAAGATATAAAATGGTAAATGGTGAGAGAGTACAACTCACAGCAGAAGAAGAAGCGGCAAGAGACGCAGAAGAAGCGGCTTGGACAGCTGGTGCAAAAGATAGATCAATGGCTAATCTAAGAGCAAAAAGAAATAATTTGCTTAAAGAAACAGATCACTATGGTTTATCTGATGTAACTATGTCTGCTGATATGGCAACATACAGACAAAATCTTAGAGATTTACCTGGTACTGTGGCTGATGACGCAACAGCTGCTGATGTTGATGCTATTACCTTTCCAACAAAACCCTAGTCATTAATATCAATATCAATACCAATTCATATCTGATAAGCAGAATGAATGAAGTATTTATTAATATTAAAGATTTGTTCCGCTTTGGCTCAAGAATGCACAAGTGAAATTCAATATACTTTACTATTCAATTCTTGGCTAGAATGTGCTAATGCTGGTTACTTACGAGCTATCGAAATTAATAATACTTTGGGTAGCGAGTTTGTTAATGGTAATCAAGTTATCATTAATTTTAAATGTAAATCTATGGAACAGGTATAGGAGAATTTATGGATAAATTTTTTAAGATGTTAGTAGAGGAAATAAAAATATTTTGGGAAGAATTAAAAGATGGTTGCAAAAAGAAAATCAAAAAGATTATCTGTAAGTGCAAAGGAAATTAAAGAGTACGCAGAAAAAAATAATAGCGTAAGAATATCTTATCATGAGAAAGTTTGTGCTGAACGTATGAAAACTTTGTTTAAAGCCATCGATGAGATGCGTAAAGATATAAAAGATTTAAGAGCTGATATGAATAAAGGTAAAGGCGCAGTTGCTTTTCTCGTTATTCTTGGTGGTTTTATAGCGACCATTGTAGGTTTTTTTAAATTCAATGGCTAAACGCAATAAAACAGCTGCTACTGGACTCTACAATGAACTCATCGCACAAGCCAAATTTGCACAAGATCCTGATAAATTAGTATTCGTACCAGCCATGGGTATTGGTCCAATCGATATGGTAGTATTAGATATTAACACAGGTGAATATCAAGCCTATGATGTAAAGACTGCAAACTATAGGAAATCTGACTATACCCCTAAAGATAAGTATGTTAGAAAGGCAGGATCATTGATAAATAGAGGCTTGACAGAACTGCAAAAAAAATTAAAGGTTAAGATATATTACAACAGATGAAACTTACAGCTAACATATCCCTAGACGAGCTTACCAAGTCGCAGATTGCTGAACGTAAAGGTATTAATAACAATCCCAATCCTGCACAAATAGAAAATTTAAAAGCATTAGCAGTAAATATCTTACAGCCTGTTAGATCACACTTTGATAAACCATTAATTATTTCATCAGGATTCCGTACTGCTCAACTTTGCATAGAGATTGGTAGTTCAGTGAATAGTCAGCACGTAGCTGACAACAATGCTGCCGCAGCAGACTTTGAGATACCTGGTGTAGATAATAAAAAACTAGCTCTATGGATTAGAAATGAATTAACTTACGACCAACTTATATTAGAATTTTATCGTGATAATGAACCAACATCAGGCTGGATTCATTGCTCTTACTCAACTGATCATAATAGAAATCAAGCACTAAGAGCTTACAGGGAGGATGGCAAAGTTCAATACAAGCCATGGATGGAATAAATGTGGTTTAACGTATTAGGTATGGGAATTAAGACAGCTGCCAAGCTGTATTCTGATAAGCAAAAAACTAAAGAAGCCTTGTCAGAAGCTAGACTACTTCACGCAGAGAAGATGAAGAGGGGTGAAATAGAATATAAAGGTAAAGTATTCGAGCATCAGAAGGGAGACTGGAAAGATGAGTTCGTTCTTATTGTTCTATCCACTCCCATCTTCATGTTAGCTTATTCTGTGTTCTCGGAGGATGAAAAAATAGAACAGAAGATGGATTTATTTTTTGAAAAACTACAATCAATGCCATGGTGGATGGTTGGATTATGGGTATCTGTTGTAGCTGCTATCTATGGTATCAAAGCTAGTGAGATAAAGAA